CACGGAATCTCACGCCACTAGAACGGGCGTCAGGTGCCGCTCCATCCTGTCCCTTGGCGCGGCCCTCAGCACCGTGTCGGCAAACTTGCGCTGGGCGGCGCGGATGAGGTCCACCGACCTCGTGACATACCGCTGGAAGGCCATCTCCAATCCGACGTGGCCGAGCGTCATCGCCACGACCTCGATGGGCACGCCAGACTGCACGGCGATGGTCGCCCACGTGTGCCTGAGCTGCATGAGCGAGAAGCCACAAAAGCCGTTTCGGTTGCACCACGACCTGAAACGCCTGCTCATGGCGTCCGGGCGCAGGTCGCAGAGCAGCTCGTCGGGCCTCGCCCGGCGCTCCTTGCGTATCTGCCTGAGCCTGAGCACCGCGAAGTGGGGCAGCGGCACGTCGCGCGTGCTCGCCTCGGTCTTCGTGCCCCACACGTACACCTTTCCGCCCACGACATGACGGCCCTTGGTGACGTGGACCACGCCAGAGCGCAGGTCGACGTCTGCCCACGTGAGCGCCGCCATCTCGCAGCGCCGCAGCCCCGTGTTGGCCTGCACCCATACGGCGGCCTCCCACGGCTCGCCCTTGCACTTGTACAGGAGCTGGTTGAGCTCGCCGGGGCGCAGCACGCGTGCGCTTCGCCTCGTCGGCTTGGTCACCTCGATCCCTACCGTGGGGTCTGCCATGACCACGACGCGCTTGGCGATGGCCCAGCGGATGGCTTGCCTGAAAGTTTTTGCGGCCTTCTCCGCACCGCGATCGAAGGAGTCGACCCATGACTGCACGTCCTCGTAGCTCACCGACTCGACCTCCACCTGACCCCATCTGGGCAGGACGTGGGCGCGCATGGCCGATTGGTATCCCTCCAGCGTGTTGAGCCTCACCGCCTTTCGGCCGTTCGCCTTGTCATCCAGATACATCCTCGCAAGCTCGCAAAACAGCATCTATCCCCCTGAAATCCCAGTCGCCGCAAGCCCCCTGCCTGCGGGCATCGACTGGGATTTTTTCAAAGCCATTGGACATCAATCTCATTCTTTGGAGGACATATGGACCCCGTCTACATCGTGCTTGAAGTAAAAACCGTCGAGTCCGATGGCCACCCCGCCGTCGTGACCGACGTGAGGCAGTTCCTCTCGCGCAACAATGCCGAGTCGCGCTACCACACCGTCTTGGCCAGTGCGGCCAACCTGAACTATCCGAAGCACGGCGCGGTGCTGATGACCAACGAGGGTTTCATCATCGACCAGCAGTGCTACGCGCAGCCCGAGCCGGAGCCGGAACCCGAGCCAGAGCCCGAGCCCGAGCCGGAACCCACCGAGGACCAGGGGGTGTAGCATGCCGTCTCGCATCGAGCAGATCCTTGAGAACATGCTTGGCGCCGGCAACCCGCTTGACCCACCGCAGTCCCGCATCGAGGAGCTTCTCATCGAGATTCTCGAGAGCGGCGGCGGAGGTGGCGGCGGGGGAGGCGGCACCGCCGGCGTGACATCGTTCAACGGCCGCAGGGGCACCGTTCGCCCACAGGCTGGTGACTACAGCGCGGCGCTCATCGGCACCGCAGGCGGCTCCACTGTGCAGGCCGTGCTCAACGAGCTGGTGGCCGCGACCGAGCTGGACTCCGCGCTCTCCACATCGAGCCAGAAGGCCGTGAAGAACAGTGTCATCACGACCGAGATGAACCGCATCGCAGGCCGAGTGCTCCCAGCGGCTGGCGCCACGGGTGCCGTGCTGGTCAAATCCAGCACCGCGAACTACGCGACCGAGTGGAAGTCGCAGGGCGACTTCATGCTCAAGACCGACTACGACCCCGGCGATGACGGCAAGGTCGACCTCGCCGAGAAGGCCGAGGCCGTCAAGGGCCCGACCTACAAGGCCACGCTCACCAACAAGGGGCGTGACACCACGCTCATCACGGACGCAGACGTGGCCGTGGCTGGCGGCGTGGTTCCGCTCGACAACAACCGAAAGATTCTGCCCGAGTTCTTGCCCGACAACATCATGTCGGGCCTGACCTACGGCGGCATCTTCAACGCCACGACTCGCGTCGTGCGACTCACCCCGCAGGCAAAGAGCATCCTCGGCGTCTCGTCCGACACGATGCTGCTGCAGAACTCGAGCACCGTTCCCGAGGGATACCCCGCAAACATTTCGCTCTTCTACATCACCACGACCGGTGGCACCTTCGCCGACATGACCTTTGCCAACGGCGACTGGCTCATCTCGCTCGGAACCGAGTGGCGCCAGCTCGCAAGCGGCAACCAGGTATCGTCGGTCAACAGCAGGACGGGCGCCGTGGTGCTCGACTCGGACGACATCGTGGAGGGTGTCGCGAACCTCTACATGACCGTGGCCGAGCGTACCAAGCTCCGCGACATCGAGACGGGCGCGACCAGGGACACGAGCGTGCTTATCGGGGCGTCGGTGTCCAGTGATGGTGAGGGCACGTCTACGCTCACGCTCACCAACAAGAACGGCACCGTGACCCAGTTCGTGGGCAGCGAGCAGGATTTGACCGACTACCTCAAGAAGACCGGCAACAGCGCCCAGACCTACTCGGCATATTCGGCATCGAGCTCGCGCCAAGCCTTCTCAGGCTCCGAGACGGAGACCGTCTTCCGCGGCAAGGTCGTGTCCTGGCTGCAACAGCTCGAATCGGTGGCCTTCACCGCAGACTATGACGACCTTGCCGACAAGCCAACCTACAACGGCGTCACGCTCGAGGGTGACATGGTGGCGTCTCTGCTCGGCACGCTCGACGTGGAGAAGGTCAGCTCCATACCGGGCGCTCCCGTAGCCAACACGCTCTACGTGGTCGTTGACAGCTCCGGGCCCACAACCACGGTGGACTTTTACGTGATGCTCGACACGCTCTACCACATCGAGACTGGCGGCGTGGTCGACTACGACGACCTGACGGGCAAGCCCGAGATCGACGGCAACGAAATCGTAAGCGGAGACCAGACGCACGAGAGCCTTGGCCTCGTGGGTGTCGCTGACTTCGTGAACACACCGACTGGCAAGTCCAGTGGCATCGAGTTCGTGCTGGGCGAGGGCACCCCGACCAACCCAGTCGTGCTCTCCGAGATAGACGACACGGACAGCATGCGGTACTCGACCGTGCACACCAGCTCCAACCACTACATCAACGGGCGGCTCAACGCGCTTGCGGACACATTGGCGGGCAAGCTCAACATGCTCTTCGTCAACACCTTGCCCGATCCGCCTGAGCGCAACACGCAGTACTACGTCTCAACGGCCACGGCTGGCGTCTGGCACATCTACGTAGTCGACAACGTGGGCACCGTGCAGGACCTCGGCACCACGCAGATCGACGTGAGCGACTTCGTGGGCAAGACCCGCAAGGTGGCGGGCATCATGCTCGACGCCGACATCAGCGCCGCCCAGGTGGTCAACGCGACAAAGGACGAGACGGCCACACTCACAAACAAGAGCATCAACGCCGAGGACAACACGCTGACCAACCTCGAGGTTGGCGCGCTCAAGACGGGCGTGCTGCAGACCACCATGCCCGCGTCCCCGACTGACGCGCAGCTCGTGACGGCGAAGCTCGTCAACGACCTGACCAAGCTCGACGCGGTGACCGGCAGCAGCGCGGTCACGCTGCAGACAGGAACGCCCGTCACGGCCATAAGCTTCAACAGCTACGCCATCACGCAGATCCTGAAAATCGGCAAGCTGTGCGTCTTCTCGACTCACCTGACCTTCTCGAAGTCCGCATCGTCCGCGCAGTGGATAACGCTCGGCACCATCGCGAGCGGTTACCGCCCGAAGCGAAACACGGTCTTTTCGGGCTCGATCTGGACGGGAACCACTTACGGCATCGGCGGTCACATCGAGACCGACGGCGACATTCGCTGGTGGTGCGATGGCGCGGGACTTGAAGCCCTCACCAGCAGGCAGATCCGCATCGTCTGCATCTACGAGTGCGCGTAAGGAGGCAGCTCATGCAGGTAATCAAGGACGGTCAAGTATACGACCTCATCGACAACACCGGCTCGACCGACGAGGCCGCGCTCGGAGCGCGCTACGCGATGGGCCGCCTGGACACGCTCGACGGGCGCTTCAACGGGTACTACACCAAGACCGAGGTTCTCGACCTGCTCACGGGCATGGCGAGCACCTACATCGTGGCCGAGCTGCCAGCCACGCCAGATGCCAACACGTACTACATGGTGGGGAACGACTCGGACGGCTACGTGCTCCACTACTACGACCACGAACTTGAGCACGCCATCGTGGGAAGCTACGAGCTGGACCTTTCCGCCGTGTCGCCGCAGAAGGCCACGTTGCCGCCCGCTGGCGCGGACTACGCTGGCAAGGTCTATCAGTACATCGGCACCACGCAGGCACGCTACACGCGCGGAAAGTGGTACGAGTGTCGCAACCAGACGCTCTATGCGTGGCTGCACACGACCAACGCATGGGTGATGTACACCTACAACGAGACGCCCGTCAACAACGAGTACATCTACAACGAGGACGGCATCCCGTACATGTATCCCGTGCGCTCGCTCAGTGGCAACACGCTCACCGACATGAACGGCGACACGTGGACGCGCAACAGCGGCGCCGACTCGTCCGCATACCTGTGGTTCGACCTTGCGAACGGGGCGCTCTCGTCCGTGTGGGACACCGACCTGGCCACTGGCAAGGTGGTGACCACCACAGCGCGCGGCAAGCTCACGACCACGAATGTCAACACGGGAGAGGTCAACTACCTGTCGGGCGTCACGTCCAACATCCAGACACAGCTCAATAACAAGCAGGACAAGCTCACGGCTGAGGCCGTCTCGTCCGTGGCGGACGCCACCAAGGTCTCCGGCGTCGATCTGACCAACAAGAAGAGCAAGGACACCACGGCGCTCGACCTTTTCAAGTACATGATGAACAAGATGTACCCGGTCGGCTCCATCTACATCACGACCACCAGCACCAACCCCGGCACCACGCTCGGCGTCGGAACGTGGTCCATCGTGGCGACGGACCGCGTTCTCTGGGGCGTCGCGTCGGGTACCGCGGCAGGCTCGACCCTCTCCGAGCAGCTGCCCAACATCAAGGGCCAAGCGACGTTGGAGCTCACCAACGCTCAGGCGCAGAACGGTGCGATGAAGATAACCAAGAAGTCAGGCAGCCGAGAGCCAAACTGGTCGGGTGACAACTCCTGGGGATACCTCGAGTTCGACGCCAGCAAGTCGAGCAGCACGTACAAGGACGGCGCCACCGTGCGCCCCGCTGCCTACACCGTCCACATTTGGAAGCGGACAGCATAAAGGAGTAGCCATGACAAGACAATCGGAGGGCGCGTAATGGACCCAGCACTCAAGACCGTTGTCATCATGGGCATCGTGGAGCTGCTCGCGGTGCCCGTGATTGTGTACCTGGTCAAGCGCGCTATAGGCAAGAGGCTCGACCACTTCGACGCGAAGCGCGAGGACGCACGAATCGCTCAGGCCGAGGCCGAGCGCAAGGCAATCGAGCAGCGCGAGGCGGAGCGGGGCATCGTGCTGGCAATCGCGCGGACGATGCTGCTCGACAACTACGAGAAGTGCATGGACAAGGGCTACTACACGCTTGAGGAGCGAGAGGTTTATCACAAGCTGTACAAAAGCTATGCGATGGATGGCGGCAACGGCGTCATCGAGGAGATAGCGCCTCGTATCCGCAGGCTACCAATCGGGCCGCCGAAGAACAGGGAGGCATGACATGAACATCAACTGGAAGGTACGATTCAAGAGCAAGGCTTTCTGGGTGGCGCTGGTCCCAGCCGTGGCGCTGCTGGTTCAGGCAGTCGCGGCCGTGTTCGGCCTCAGCATCGACCTGAGCGGCATCGGCGCGAAGCTGCTGGCCGTGGTTGAGGCCATCTTCGTGGTGCTGGCGATTCTCGGCATCGTGGTAGACCCGACCACGTACGGCATCGGGGACTCTGGGCAGGCCATGGGCTACGACGAGCCGAGGAGGGGCTAGGCCATGAGGGAGCTGGTGCTCGACGTCTCCAAGTGGGACGGCGACATGGACTTTGCCGAGTGGGTCCAGATGCGAGACCTCTACGGAGTCATCGTCAAGGGCGGTGGCTCCGACGTGGGCCGCTACACGGACTCATGGTTCGCACGGAACTACGACAAGTGCGTGGCAGCCGGCATTCACGTCGGCGCATACTTCTACTCCAAGGCCCTCAGCGTCTCCGAAGCCGTGGCAGACGCCGAGTACTTCATCGACAACTGCCTGGACGGCAGGGACTGGGACCTCCCAGCCTACATCGACGTGGAGGAGCAGGCCCAGTTCGACCTGGGCAAGCGCGCTCTCACCGACATCTGCAAGGCGTTCATGGATCGGTTGCAGGAGCGCGGATACAAGGCCGGCATCTATACCGGTGGCTATGCCTTCAACGGTAACATGTACGGAGCCGACGAGCTCGGGGAGTACGCCGACTGGATCGCCGCATGGTCCCCGTCGATGCCCGACTACGTGGGCGTCACCTACGGCATGTGGCAGCAGGGGGGAATCCGCCTGTCGGACGGCAACGTTGTCTACGACGACGTCCCAGGCTACCACGACTGCGACTGGGCGCTCATCGACTACCCGTCCATGATATCGGGGGGCGTACCCATCACGACGCCAGAGACCACCACGCCTACTGGCAGCGTCGAGGACGTCATGCGCGTGGCTTACGGCGAGCTTGGCTACTACGCGCCAGACGACCCTGTGAAGGGCTCGAAGTACGGGCGCTGGATGGCCGAGTACACGGGCGAGGACTGGATGGCTGGGTGGAGCACCGAGATATGGTGGTGCTGCATGTTCGTCTCGTGGGTGCTCCACCACGCGGGCGTGCGGTGCGCCGGGTTCCCGTCGCAGAACACCGACGTCGCTCTCAACAACGGCGCCCGCGCTCACTTGGTGGACAAGAGCCAGATCCAGCGCGGGGACATCCTCATCTTCGATTGGAACTGGGCCACCGATGCCACCGACCACATCGGCTTCGCCACCGACGTGCCATGCGATGGCTGTGTCGACACCATCGAGGGCAACGTGGGCAACGCGGTCGCCGAGAGGACGCGCGACCTATCGACCATCCGCTATGTCGTGCGCCCCGACTACGAGGGGCAGGAGGCCACGCCGTCAGGCGCGGTCGTCAGGCCCGACTACGATGCGGACCTCGTCATCGACGGCAGCGCCGGGCACCTCACGGTCCACAAGTGGCAGGTACAGATGGGCACCTACGCCGACGGCGTGATAAGCGGGCAGGTGGCTGATTACTACAAATACCGCAGCAGCGTGTACTCCATCGAGCATGACGGCGGATCCGGCTCGCAGCTCGTCAGGGCCGTGCAGGCCAAGGTGGGAGCCACCGTCGACGGCATCTGGGGGCCCGAGACGTCCCGCAAGGTGCAGGAGTGGCTCGTGGCCAACGGTTACGACGTTGGCACTGCGGGAGTCGATGACCACTTCGGGCACGACTCCGTGTGCGCCCTGCAGCTCTCGCTCAACGATGAGGCGTGGTCATGATGCGCGGCGAAGAGTGGGACGAGCTGGACGTGAAGCTGGCCGCGATCTTGGTGGCCGTCATCCTGGCGATGATCGCCGCAGGCTTCGCCTTCATCGCCAACGACTCGCCGCAGGAGATGGACGGCTCCAACGCAGGCGCGAACGCGGCCACGGTCGAGCAGATAAGGGACCAGCCATGAGGGTCAACCGAGAGATTGACGCCCGCGTGCCGCACGTCGAGCACGTGCCCAGACATTCGGTGCCGGACGTGGTCAGGATTCGCGACGACTGGCGCCTGGGCTACACGCCCAGATGGCCGCACGTGTGTATCCGAAAGCAGCACGGAGTAAAGCCAAAGTAACCCATACACCCCGCTTCCCGTCATGGGAGGCGGGGTGTATTTTTGTGTGCAAAATGTGCAGTATATTACATTGCTTGTAATGCTTGCAATTGTAATCAAAACAGTATATACTAACATTGTAAGCAAGCAAGGCACACGCAAAGGAGACCGACAATGACCAAGCTCAACGAGAAGCAGATCGCAGCCTACGAGGCCAAGGGATTCAACCGCTGGACCAAGGGCAACATGGACCGCCTGTACATCAACGCCACCGACCTCGGAGCCGAGATCGACTACTACAAGTCCGGCAACGTCTGCAGCGCCAAGTGGCAGGGCGAGAGCGTCAGCAACGCCGACGGCCGCCGCCTGCTCGCCTCCAAGGTCTTCGTGGACGTCAAGACCGGCGAGCTCAGCGTCACCACCAGCTTCGACCTCTACGACGCCATGAGCGTCGAGGATGCCGCCCGCCAGCTCGTCGCCTCCATCGAGGCGGAGCTCGCCGAGCCCGAGGCCGAGGAGGAGCCCGCTACCAGCAAGCACGCAAAGGTCGAGGGAAAGCGCGACGAGCTGGTCAGGACCGTGGAGGACTTCATCGCCGAGCGCATCGCGATGAGCACCGGGCTCGGGCTGGACGAGGATGCCCGCAAGCGCGGCGTGGCCATGCTCGAGGCCGCCCGAGAGAAGACGGTCTCCGCCATCCGCGAGCTCGAGGACGTGGACGTGAGCGCGGCGCCGCTGGACGGCAACAGGCTCGTGCAGGCGTACGGAATCTAACCAGGCAACAACGGCCACGGGCGCGCGCCGCGAAAGTCGCGCCTACCATTAAGTGGAACGGAAGGAAAGGCAATGAAGAAGATCATCAACCGCCGTGCATACGACACCGATACAGCGACAGAAATCGGCTACTGGGAGAACATGCCTGACATCAGGAACTTCCAGCACGAGTCTGAGACGCTCTACCGCAAGAAGAACGGCGAGTACTTCCTCCACGGCGAGGGAGGGCCTGCATCCAGGTACGCGGAGCCCGCAGGCGCGAACACGTGGACGGGCGGCGCGCGCATCATGCCGCTCACCTACGAGGAGGCCGAGAAGTGGGCCGAGGAGCACCTTGAGGCGGACGAGTACGAGCGCGAGTTCGGCGAGGTGTCCGAGGACGAGACGGAATCCGTCGTGATATCCGTCCGGGTGACGCCGGCGGCGAAGGCTGCGCTTGACCGCATGGCGGCGAAGACGGGCCGCTCGAAGGGTGGTCTGGTGTCTGACGCCATCCTCGCGCTAGAGTAGTCCTTGTCGCGGCCCGGCCGCGTTGGGTTGAAACATTTTCCTTTGTTGAGGACAAACAGGCAGCGCGCCCCATGGATCATTCCGTGGGGCGCTTGCCTTTGTTTTCGTTAACGTGCAACGTTTCAGCTACACAAGGGATATGATGGGATATGTCGGCGAAAAACTTTTAACAAAAAACAGGCCAGACACACCGTCTGACCTGCTGTTTTGCTGGTCGGGGCGACTGGATTCGAACCAGCGACCCTCTGCTCCCAAATTCATTTCTTTATGTATTATGGCCCGTTTACCTGCGGTTTTGCAAACACTTAATGGCACATCTGACCTAATTTGACCTATTGCGACCTAGCGGTTGGGACACGCAGAGTCATAACGATTCAAACAACCAATCAAACGACCAGCTTAAACCGGCTTGACGCCGCGAGCGTGGCGTCCGTCATGTCGGGCGTGAGGTAGTGACGGCGCTCCACCATCTGAGTGTGGCCGTGCATGAGGGCATTGAGCGAGTCGGAGACGCCGGACTCGGCCATGATGGTGACGTGGGTGTTGCGCATCTTGGAGAGCGGCACGTATCGCAGCTTGTGGAGCTTCCCCCGTACCTTGCGGTCCTCGCTCATGCGCTTGTGCCACTCCTTCGGCGGCTTGGCGAAGTACGAGCGCCAGCGCCTGTTTTGGTTCTGCGCGGAGACTGGGCACACCAGCTCGTCACGTGCTACCGACTGGGCGATTTCCCAGTACCTCGTGCCCATCGGCTCAAGCATACCGACGATGCGCACGCTCTGGCGCGTCTTGGTGGACTTGCGCTCGTCCATGTCGGTGCGCGCGGCATGGATTGCGAGCTGCGTCAGCATGCGTTCGCCGACCTTCACTCTCCGCACGTCCATGCCGCGAAGGGCAAGCGCTTCCTCAACACGCAGACCCGCGCCCACGCATGCGAGCCAAGCGGGCTCCAGCGGAAGTCCGCGGATCATCGAGAAGCACTTGAGCACGTCCTTCAAACCCCACACGTCGCGCGTCTGCTCGATGGCGGCAAAGGGGTCGTCCTCGAAGTCGATACCGCGCCCGTCGTCGGCATACTCGAACCTATGGCCGATGAGCGGATTCGTGTCGATGATTCCCGCACGCACCGCCCAGGTGAGCACGGCCGAGAGCGCGGCCTTCGCATGCCTGGCCTTCTGCGATGGCATGCCGTTCAGATGCCGCTGGACGTCTTGTGGCGTGATTGTCGTGACGTCCTTACCGCCCATCACGTCGAGCCACGTCGAAACCTTGCCGTTGGGGGCGCCCTCCATGAGCCATGCGTAGGTGGAATACGTCTTGTTGGCGACCTTGCCCTTGCGGTTTTGCTTCCAAACCGCCCAAACCTGCGAGAGCGTGACGCCAGCCCCGGTATGCTGGTCGTTGCCGAGCTCGACCGACTTGGCCATGAGCCATGCGTCGGCCTGCTGCTCGGTGTCGAAGACCTTCGACAGCCTGCGCGGTTGCCCGTCGACCTTGCAGCCGCGAGTGATGCGCGCATACCACTTGCCGTTCGGCAGCTGGCTAAGCGAGCCGATGCGGCGCTTTCTGCTACCATTTCCCATGGCAATCTCCTTTCACGCGGGGATTTCCTTTGCTTTCCCGTCCATCGTGCCAGCGGTGGGCGGGGTTTCTTTACGATCGTTTATCTAGGCTTGTCCAGCGTGGCAAGCGCCTACGTTCCTGTCGAGGGCCTCATCGAACCAGCTCTTGCGCGGCAGATCGAGAATGACGGTCGGCCATTCACCCTGGCAAGATGGTGCGGACACTCTACCGCTTACGACAGCATGGCCATACCTCGTTGCCAGTTCCTTTACGTCGCTTTCCGGATGTCTGTGAAACATGAATCCGATGGGCTTCCCGCCAGCATATACGGCGCAGTTCTCGCGCCATTTCGTTCCCGTGTATATGCTTGTCATACTGATTGTCCCTGGTGCGATTACGAATTTCGCGGGACCGACCACACCATCGACTGGCCTTCCGTCGTATACGTAGACCGACAGCTTTCGGTCTCCCTCAGGAATCGTGAAACCACCTATTGCGATGCTGTTTGCCTCTTCAACCCTTGAAAGCTGCTTTGGCGTCATCTGCACGCCTGGTCCATTGCGCCTCTGACGGAGGAATACGACTAGCCAGACAGCGAGAATGATTAGAACGACGGCGCCCATCTGTCCTCACCTCCTAAGCACCAGTACTTGTGCCGGCCTCACCTTTTTTCGTCTCCGTGTAGCGTGATAGCTCGGTCAGCTCCTCCACGCGCTTAACGGCCTCCTGCTGGCCATCGCCGTTGAGCTGCTCGAACGCATCCTTGAGCTGCCTGAGGAGGAGGGATTCGGGAGCTAGGTGCATGCCAGTGTCGTGGTAGCCGAGCAGCCAGTTTGGGGAGCATTCGAGGACGGCGCAGACGGAAAGAATCATGCCTGACTTCATTTCGCGTCCATGCTCATACGGGTGGTACTTCTGCTGAGACATGTGAAGCTTCCCAGCCATAACGCTCTGCGACCAGCCTCTTTCTTCTCTTGCAGCCTTGAGCCTGTCCCAAACCTCCATTGTGATCCCTCCCATGATGCCCTGCTGTTGGTTTCATTCTCTCATAACAACCATTTGTTTACAACAAAAAATTGTCGCACAACTATTGCGTCAACAACTAAACGCTGTTATCATGTTCAAACCTAACAACAAAACGTTGTAATCAGATAACCGAAGGGCAAAGAACGGCAGGAGGTGAGTATGCAGAACACGGTCAAGGAGCACCGCGAGGCCATCGGCTTTAGCCAGGAGCGTCTGGGAAAGGTGCTCGGCGTCAGCCGCAGCACCGTCGCCAACTGGGAGCGCGGTGAGCAGATCAAGTCCACCAACCTCATGCAGATGGTTGCGCTGTTCGACTGCGACGTTAACACGCTGCTTGGTCTGGCAAACGAGACGACAGCTTTGTAGGCGATGGTCTAGCACCAAAGACAGCCCGGAGAGACGGGCACCACAGCACCTTGAAAACCGGATTGGCGTCATCGGGGCCGCGTCGAACGCGGAACAGGCCCCGCGGGACCGTGCTAGCCCCAGCACGGCCTGACCCACAGGGGCAAGGCAGGAACGCAAGGAAAGGAGTGGCATGGCGGCAGCGAACCAAGTCCCCACGCCGTGGCTGCACGGGGTGCCGGATGCCGCGAAGTATGCGGGGCTCGGCAAGGACCTCATGCGCGCGCTCGTCAAGAGCGGGCAAGTGCTATCGCGCAAGAAACCAAAGGACCCAGTCACTGGACGTCGGCCGATAGGCGTGCTGGTGTACGCACCAAGCATCGATGCACTGCTGATGGAGCAGCCATCGGGAGCGTGCGAGATGGCACAGCGTCTCGTCGGTGCCGTGGGGAGTGAGTGAGAGGCCGTCCGGAAGCCGGCAAGCAGACCGGACGGCACTAAGCGAGGGGCAGACACCCTCAGAAAGGAGTTTATCGCAATGGACAGGGAAATCATTCGCAAGGCAATCGAGGTCGGGAGGGACGTGCTCGTGGTGCTCGTCCTGCTGCTGGCGTTCGTGATCGCCGGAACGCTCGACCATCCCGAGGAGGTGCGCCACGAGCAGTGGCTCTCCGAGCTGGAGTCGAGCGGGACGGTGGTGCTTCGATGAGCGCAAAGGAGCTGGCGCTTGCGCTCCTGTGCGCGGTGGGCATCATGCTTCCGTTCCTGATCGCGGCCTTCGTGCTCGCGAGGTTCTGATGCCTCACGTTGCATTCGAACTCGGCTTCGTGCGAGGCAAGCAGCGGCCGCGCGTCGACATGCGGGGAGGGCATCCCCACGTGTACACGCCCACGCGCACGCTCAGGGACCAGGGGAGCGTGGCAGCGGCATACCGCGACGCATGCCGAAAGGCGTGCGGGATGCTCGTGACGGCACCCAAGGGTGAGCCCGTCGCGGTGCGCATCGACACATACCGAAAGCTCCCCAAGAGCACGCCAAAGAGAGTCGAGAGCCAGCCCGACACCGTGGGCGGCAAGGACAGCTCCGACCTGGACAACACCATCAAGCTCGTCCTGGACGGCCTCAACGGCTCCGCCTGGGTGGACGACTGCCAAGTGACGCGCATCGTCGCCGAGAGGCACGACAGGACGCGACGCACCACCGACCTCATGGTGGTCGAGGTCCGCTGGGGCGATGACGTGCCTACCGCGAGTCCCGCGGGATGCACGCAGCAAATCGACTGGAACGGTCACGGCGTCGACGTCGAGACCATGACACTCAACGAGAGGGGAATCTCATGAAGGCAAAGAAGTACGTCAAGCGGATGAGCGAGACCATCGCCATGTCCAGCATCGAATACCAGCAAGACGACGTGACCCCGGATGAGGCGGATGCCGTGGCGTTCGCGCTTGCCGCAGGAATCGAGCTTGGGGCAATGATCGAAAGGGGCAAGCGCGCAGTCATAGGCGCCTACGACGACCCTGGCCTGTTCGCGACCAGGGTCTACAAGGAGACGCTCGCCGTCCTCCCCACGTTCCGCTCCGTGTGCAAGGTCAAGCGCATGCTTGGCGGCAAGGCTGGTGATTCTGATGAGTAGCGCGGCAGAGGTCATCGAGGCCGAGGCCACCGTCATCGAGGAGGAGCTGTCCCCGCTGGCAGGCGCCGAGCGCTGGCTTGCCGCCAAACGGGCCGAGGTCGCCGCCGAGGCCAGCCAGTTCGAGGCGTTCGAGGTCACCGACACCGACACCTACAAGATGGCCAAGCGCGACCGCGGCCTGCTCAACAAGAAGGTCCGCGCCATCAACGCCGAGCGCGTCGACAAGATGAAGGCCATCACGGCCGCAGTCGCCCAGCTCAAGCAGGACACCGACGGCGTGACCAAACCACTCTCCGACGTGGCAGGCGCGCTCGACGCCGAGTGCAAGCGCTGGGAGCTCGGCGTCATCGCCGCTCGCAGGGACATGCTCCGCCAGACGTTCGAGGACGCCGCCCCCGACATCGCTCTGCCGCAGGAGGGGGCAGACGCCCCGCTCGTGAGCTTCGACCGCATGCTGGAGCGCTTCGGCACGGGCCAGCTCGGCAAGAAGTGGCTTCTGTTCGGCACGAGCGACAGGGTTGCCGTCGAAGCTCTCATGGAGGCCATCGGCAAGGTGGCCGACGGGGAGCGGACCATCGACGCCATGGTGGCCGAGGAGGACCGCGAGACCGTCAAGGGCCTGTACTTCGAGACGCTGGACATGGACGCGGCGATGGCGAGGGCCCGGGAGCTTGCCGACATGCGCACCCGCATGGAGGCGCTCGCCGAGGAGCGCCGCATCCGCGAGGCCGAGCAGCGCGCCGCCGAGGAGGCCGCGCGCAAGGCAGACGACGAGGCCCGAGCCGCCGAGGTCCGCGCCGCGCGGGAGAAGGCCGAGGCCGAGTATGTCGCGGGAGTGCGCACGGGCGTCACCGACATGCCGGGCGTTCACGGGTCGGGCAACGTGACCCGCGCCCAGATGAACGCCATCGACATGGTGAAGTCCGGCGCTGCCACGCCGCAGCCGCACAAGGTGCCCGCGGGGGAGCGCCCGGCGCCGAGGCCCGCGACGGGCAAGGATGTGCCCGAGTCCAGGATGCGCGTCACGCTCGCGTTCGAGCAGCCGCTCTCCGAGCTCGTGCTGGACGTGACGGCTGACGAGCTGGAGCTGTTCCGTCGCATCCTGCGCCAGAACAACGTAAGGGGAGTCATCCGAGGAATGAGGAGGCAGTGATGGAGGAGTCCACGCAGCTCGCCATGGTGGCGAGCAACGACCAGCAGGGGGCCATGGAGGTCCGCTCGCAGGTCAACCAGATCCAGTACCTCATGCAGAGCGTCTTGAAGGAGGGGGAGCACTACGGGGTGGTGCCCGGCACGGGCAAGAACGCCAAGCCATCGCTGTTCCAGAGCGGAGCAGAGAAGATCGCCTACATGTTCCACCTCGTGCCGCGCTACGAGTGCAGCCGCACCGACTTCGATGGCGGGCACCGCGAGTGGGAGGTCACCTGCTCGCTCACCAGCCGAGACACGGGCGAGGTCGTGGGCTACGGCATGGGCTCGTGCTCCACGCTGGAGAGCAAGTACCGCTACCGCTGGGTGGGCAAGTACCCAGACCGTCACCGCGAGGAGAACCCCGACATCGCCGACCAGTGGAACACCGTGCTCAAGATGGCCAAGAAAAGAGCGTTCGTTGACGCGGTGAAGTCCACGACTGCCGCGTCCGACATCTTCACGCAGGACGTCGAGGACATGCCCCAGTTCCAGGGGCACCAGCCCCAGACGCAGCCCGCTCAGGAGGTCGCGCCGCCCGCACAGGGTGACCCCGACATGGTCTGGATCGGCGGGCAGGTGAGCGCCCTCGTGGGACTCGGCTACGACGCCGTGGAGGTCAGCAAGTACCTCGTGTCGCAGTGGATGGCGGGAGGGCAGTCCGCCGCAGAGGCAGCGGTCGCCCAGATGCGCGCCACCGCGCAGCCCGCCCAGGAGGTAGAGGCCGTGGTCGAGGAGGCGATCTAGTGGGCAGGCTCAAGGTCAACCTCAACGGCACCATCGACTACAACGGCCACCGCTACGTCCGCGAGGGCGAGTGCAGCATGGGCCGAGAGCACTACGCCACAGGGCAGGACGCCCCGGTGTTCCGCTGCTCGGCGTGCGGCGAGTCCAACGCCGGCATCTGGCACGAGGGCGAGCTGTACAAGCCCGTGTTCTGTCCGTCGTGCCGCTCGAAGGTGGTGGAGTAGATGGGACGCTCCAAGGGAAGCACCAAGTACGACCACGGCCGCATCTTGCAGCTCCATAGGAGCGGCGTGCCGTCGGCTGCGATAGCTCGCAGGCTGCACTGCTCCCGACAGTTGGCCAACAACGTCATCAGGCGCCACCTCGCCAACGGGGGAAAGGCGGCGTCATGAGCATCAACAGAGTCGTAATCTCGGGCAACCTCACCCGAGACCCGGAGCTGCGCTCCACGCAGTCGGGCATGCAGATACTCAGCTTCGGCATGGCGGTGAACGACCGCAGGAAGAACAACCAGACGGGGGAGTGGGAGGACTACCCGAACTTCGTTGACTGCGTGGTGTTCGGCCAGCGCGCCGAGTCGCTCTCCCGCTTCCTGCACAAGGGCATGAAGGTCATGGTCGACGGCAAGCTGCGCTACTCATCGTGGGAGAAGGACGGCCAGAGGCGCTCCAAGCTGGAGGTCATCGCAGACGACGTGGACCTTCCGCCGAGGGGCTCGGGCCAGCAGCAGCCGGCACAGCCGCAACAGCAGCAGGGATACGCCCAGCCGACCTACGGCGCGCCGGCACCCATGCCCGCCCAGCAGCAGTACCAGCCGCAGCCACAGGCGCCGCAGCCGCAGCAGCCGGCACAGCCGCAACAGCAGCAGCTCGGCGGCATGCCACGTCAGCAGCCGCCCACCATGGACGTCTACGACGCCGACATACCGTTCTAAGGGGGGGGATGGTCATGACGCTGAAAGACGACGGATACTTCACGTCGTCCCCGCCTTGGCAGGGGATGAGGTGCTTCAAGGCCGCCGAGGGGGCCCGCGACGGTCGGCTGCGCCACCGCGGCTGGACGCTCGTTGACTCGGATGGCTGGCGCTGGGCCTACGAGGACGCCAACGCTAACCACCACATTCGCGTCTGCCGCGAGTCCGTCTCGCTGCATCATGCCGCTCCCATGTTCCGCGCGACCGTGGACTGGGAGCAGGGCTCGGGAGGACGGTCCGCCTACGAGGAGATTCGAGACCTCGTGACGTTCGGCAAGAGGCCCGTCGACGGCAAGGTGGTGGTGGGCCCGCCACAGGTCCTATACGGCACACACGCACACCGCATCGTGTCCAACCCGCTCGGCATGAGGACCGAGCTCATAGCGCTCTGGTGCGACTGCGGGAACCTCCCGTTCGGCTACAGAGTGCAGGAGGACCGAATCATCGTGTTCACGGACTAGGGATGCCCGCGTCAGCAACGGAGGGCGCGATTTCAGACGATTTCGCGCCCTCCGCGCACAATCACCCAAATCGAGAGCATCGGGGCGCAGAAAGCCCCAGAGAGGACAAGACATGATTAGCAAGGAGAAGGCGGAGGAGATTCGCAGGGCCTTCGACGGCCACGCCGGGCTGTACAGCGAGGACCGCGGCGAGTGGTGCGACTCGCTCGAGCTCGACGTGTCGGACGTCGAGGAGTTCATGGGCGGCGCGGTCGAGTTCTTCGTCCGCCAGGAGGACGCCTACCGCGCAATGGCCGCAATCGACCTGACTGCGAGGATCGACACCGTGTCGGGCAAGAAGGACGGAAGCAACGTGCTCAACCTCAAGCTGGCGGCGGACACTCCCGTCGAGAGCATCGGCCAGCTCTTCGTCATGCGCGGGAAGAACATCGCCGTGAAGGTCTACGACCCGCAGATGGAACTGCCCATCGAGTACCACCTGACGCCCGTCGCTGACGGCGTCGAGGCCGTCGAGCCGAGCGAGGAGGGGCAGCTATGATGAACAGCTACAAGAGCAGCGTGCCAATCTCCGACATCGTACCTGGCAAGAACCCGCGCAAGGACTTCGGGGACATCGGCGAGCTCGCGGCCACCATCGCGGCCACGGGCGGGCAGCCGGTGAACCCCATCGTGGTGGTGCCCGACGGCAGCAAATACCGCATCGTGGACGGTGAGCGGCGCTGGCGCGCGCTTTCCAAGCTCCACGGCAAGACGGGCATGGCGGACGTGCTCGTGTTCCTCGACTACGGGGAGGCACAGGAGGCCGTGGCAATGCTCGCCACCGACGACAAGATGCAACTCAACGAGACGGAGAAGGCGCGCGGCTTCCAGACCATGCTGATGCTGGGCGTGGACGACCAGGTCATAGCCAACGCCGCGCGGCGCAAGGTGACAGACGTCCGCAAGGCTCGCCTCGTGGCCGCCGAGGCACCCGAGCAGGCGACGCTGGACCAGATGATCTGCGCGGCCGAGTTCGAGGGGGAGGACCGAGCCAAGGTGCTCGCGGCCGACCCCGACAAGTACGAGGCGCGCGCCGAGTCAATCCGCAGGCACCACGAGAACGAGCAGCGCAAGGAGGAGTTCGCCCAGTGCATCGCCGATCTCGGCTTCGACCCCGAGAAGGACCAACCCGAGGGATACTCCAGCATCGTCACCTGCTACTCGCCCGCCGAGCTGAAACGCACCGTCGAGGAGCACGACGACGAGGAGCTAGCAGTCTGGCCGTGTGCCTGGAACGACTGCTACTGGGTGCTCGGCCACAAGGCGCCCGAGAGGGACGAGACGCCCGAGGAGCGCGAGCGCCGCAAGACGGAGGACCGTCGCAGGGCGGCGACCGAGGCGCTGCGCACGGCGCTCATCAAGGAGGTGGCTACCTCCGACATCATGCCGCGCATGCAGGAGGCCATGGGCAGGATGCGCGACATTGGCTACAACTACCAGCGCGACAACATTCGCAGGTCCCTCATGGAGACGCTCACCACTCCCGAGGAGTACCGCTCGGGGCAGGTGGACTACATCATCACGTCTGAGGCGTCGATGTACGAGCTGGTGTACTTCCTGCACTCGCCCGGCTCGACGTGGTGGTGGCAATGGGTGTGCGACCTGCTGCCCGCGGCCATGGAGGACGACTTCACCGCAAGCGAGGAGGACCTCTGGCTGCTGGAGGCGGCGAGGGACGCGCGCTCCGAGTGGGAGCGCAAGAAGGTGGAGGAGGCCGACGATGGGCAGGATTAGGAAGCTGCTCTCCCGCATCCGCCACGAGGAGCCTGAGGGCTTGGACAACGACGCCCTGGCAACCATAGGCGCCACGCTCTCGCTGAACCTCATCGACGCCATAATCAACGTCCCCATCATGTGCAACGGGCGCCCCGAGCAGCGGAAGGGCGCCACAAAAGCGGTTCTCAAGGATTACAAGGACATCCTGAACATCGCGCGCGCCTGCGGCGTGCCCGTCGATGGGGAGGAGCTATGACGAGGGACGCCATCGGGTTCGGCGAGCCGAGCCGCAGGGCCGCGACCCACAACGGCAACTGGTTCGCGCGCTTCGCGACGGTCCCCGTCCACGGCGGCTGCGACGTGACGGTGACGGCCCGAAGGGGCCTCGTCATCGACCGCGTGGAGACGGGAGACGGGGGGCGCGAGGTGACGCTGCGCCTTCGCCTGCCGCACCACGGGGGCGATGGCCGATGAACACGACTGAAAGGGAGGTAGGAAGATGACCGAGACGCTATCGGCGTTCGTCGGGATGCTGGGCGGCCTCGTCGTGGGCGTGGCCCTCGCATACATGGCCTACGGGCACGGCAGCCCGTACGGCAGGTGGCTGGGACGCACGTGCTGGGTCCGCCCGTGCGGAAGGCCGAACTGGGTCGCGCACACGATAGTGGCCGTTTCATGGCGCGGCGCCGTCTGCGTGCGCCGGGCCGACCGCATGGAGGACGACGGCTACTGGATCAAGAAGGAGAACGTGCTTTGGCGCGTCCGCTGGGACCGACCGAAGGAGGAAGAGGAATGAGCGAGCAGTCATGAGCGAGCGGAAGACGCTTGTGCTCCACGAAAATATTGCCTCCAAGAACTGGCCAGCGGGGATGCGCCCCGAGTGGGCCGACGAGCACATTCGGCTGTACACGGGGTTCAAGATTCACGTGGCCGCACACGACTGGAGGCAAATCGTAGTTGAGTTCAACGGCAAGTACACCACTGCATACGTCACGAACGCGAGCTTCGACCTGTCAAGGCACGGGCCCGCAATCAACAACTACTACAGCGACCGCGCGTGCTATCGGAAGGTGGTGCGCGAGTGGTTCCGCGGCACCTACAACATGGGTGTGGTGTTCGAATGAGCGCCGCACGCGCGACTCTGGCAATCGCCAACTACGTCGTCTGCGCCCTCAACGTCATCGCATGGAACAGGAGCCGCGAGCCACGCGACTTCTGGGCCGCGGTGGCGTGGTGGGGCAGCGGCACGTTCTGGGCATGGCAGGCAGTGGTCGGATGAAAGTAGAGCAAGCCAGTGAACAAAGAGGGAGAGTCAGTGAATAAAGAGGGAGAGTCAGTGAATAAGAGGAAACCACTAGCGAAATGCTGAGAGACGAGAACCAGAGTCTTCGCAAGCTCGTCAAGGAGATGTACGACGCACACGAGAGATTCTACTGGCCGACGAGCAGGGAAATGGCCAGATGGCGTGCCGAGTGCATGAAACTCGGAATCGAGGTCAACATATGACCGAAGAGCGCGACCCACGCGAGCCACGCAACCTTCCGAGCGAGCTTGCAGCCGTGTGGCGCAAGCATCGCGCACTCGCGGACAAGTACGAGCTGGAGCATGCGTACTCAGGCTTCGGCGAGAGGTACTACAACCTCCAGATGAAGCACGAGCACGTGTGCGAGTACCTGGAGCGAGCAAATGCCAACGAGAGGTCCCGCGCGCGATACCGGGCGCTGAGGGACCGCATCGAGGCGCTTCCCTGCGACTGGGACAAGGACGGCAACGCGGGCCACGTCATCGAGGCCGTGCGTGCCCTCAAAAGCGATCTGATTGCAGGGAAGGTGTAGACCATGAGTAACACCACGGGAAAACCAAGGGGGGATGGAATGACGCTGGACGAGGCAATCGCCTACCACGAATGGGCCGCTGAGAACTGCGTGGGCGAGACGAGCGAGGAGCATGCGCGACTCGCCGCATGGCTTCGCGAGCTGCGCGGGCTACGAGAGACTACCGCAACAACGGAAGTCGCGGACACATGCGAGTGGTGCAAGGACGGCAAGACCTTTGACAGGCAGACGGTGATGGTGACCAACCACGGGTGGCAGAGGATACGCCATTGCCCCAACTGTGGCAGGAGAATCAAGGAGGAAACCGAATGAGCGAAGTGAAGCAGGTGCATGAGCTGCTGGACGCCGCCGGAATCGAGCATTTCATGCTCAACGGCGTGTTCCTGTGCAGCGGGCCGAACGGCAAACTAGCAAGGATATCAACCTATGAGGACGACGAATCACAGTTTCGGGTAATTATGGACGGGCTTACACCGAGGCAGGCCGTCACGGCGCTTAGCGCAACCATCGAGGTGAGCGAGTGATCGAATCAGCAATCTGCATTTTGCTCGGGATACTCGTGGCGGTCGAGTACACGGTTCTCGTGGCATATCAACTCGGATGGATTGACGGAATGACACGCAGATTGAAACGTCTGCTGGGAATCGAGGTGAGCGAGTGATGGCAATGCTGGGATGTGACGACTATCTGTGCGAGGCGTGCAAGCACTTCGACACTGACGGAATCGACGGCAATCACCCAAGCTGCCGAAAGCAGGACCCATGGAGCGACCATCACCGAGCTGTCAGGCTCGGGGAGAGGTGCCCATACGGCTTCGAGTTCGGCGCGCCAATCGGCTACCCAGTGAGCATGGAACGCAACAGGCGACGTGCGCACGAAATCATGGAGAAGCTCGGAATCGAGGTGAGCGAGTGATGAGTCTGTACATCAACCCGAGCAAGATGACGGACGAGCTTCGGGACAGGTGCATACAGAAGTACGGAGAGGACTTCGCCGTGATTTACGACGGAATACGCGACGGCGGGGCAATCATGGACATGTACGAGTCACGCATGTTCATTGAGGCAATCGAAGAGACTCGCATGGAGATGGAAGGCGAATCTTGCAAGAGGCAGTCTTTTGCCGACCGCTTCAAGTCTGCTGTTGGGAAGCTAATTGGGAGGTGAGCGAGTGATGGACGCGAATCCGTTGAAGGACTTCCTTGAAAACGAGGGGGTCAAGTCGTGCTCCATAGTTGACGAGTTCCCAGAGAAGATTCTCGTGCTCAAAAATGGCACCCGCATGGTCTGCCTCTACGTCCCAGAACGCACCGCCAAGCGCGTGTGCATCCCGCGACAAAACCACGTCGCGCTGGGCCACATCGAATGCGGCGAGTGCGGCACGCACGTCGGGCCGCAGGATCGCTACCGCCGCAGGTGCGGCGCGAGGCTGGGGGACGGGTGACATGGCGGCGCGCAAGCGGCGCGAGGAGCCCACCGACGACGAGCGCAAGGTGGCCGAGGCGAAGCGCCTTGAGTACTACAACGAGGAGATCTGCCGCCCGCTCAAGTACGTCAAGCACGACACGAACGCGCATGACGACCCCAAGCTGCAGGACCTGCGCGACGACCACGGGTTTGACGCGCTCGGCAGGTGGTGGCTCCTCGTGGAGCTGCTGGCCGGGCGCGTCAACCACTGCTACGACATACGCCGCCCCAACGGCTGGCGCCGCCTCGCGCACGACCTCGAGTTCGGCAGGACCGAGGAGGGCGTCAGGCAGTGCAAGGAGTTTATCGCAACCCTGCTGGACCTGCATCTGCTAGACCAGGCGAGCTACGCCGACTTCCACCACGTCAGGAGCGCCCGCATCGACCGCAACGCCGACGAGTACGCAAGGGACGTGGCCCAGAGGCGCTACGCGATCTGGTGCCGCTGGGGTGACGAGAAACCGCAGGCCAAGGCATGAGCGATACGACCGTACATACGGGTGTATATACGACCGTACATACGGGAACACACGCACCCGTACATACAATTAGATTAGATAAGATTAGATTAAATAAAATTAGACACCTACCAGTAACGTTACCTGTACAGGTGAGGTTGACTCACAAGGAAGGTGGGCGCCGCGAATGTTGAAAACTCACGACTGGCATTTCACGGGCGCCCGAGACCTGTTCGACGCGGCCCGCAGGGCGAGCCACGACGCCGAGTGCATACGCCTGCAGCTCGCCGAGATGAAGGCCAGCGCGGAGTCCGTGGGCGGCTCGGGCTTCGAGCCCAGGGTGCGCTCCACGGCGGACCCGCACCGCATGGAGTCGCGCGCCATCGACCACGTCGACCGGGAGGCGGCGCTAGGGGACCGCATGCGGGAGGACCGCGACCTCATGGACCTCGCGGAGTGGGTGCTCTACGGGAGGGACGACGAGACGGGGCTCTCCGTGCTCGTGCCCAAATGGTGGTGCGACGTCCTGTGGTGGCGCTACCTGCGCGACGCGAAGTGGGCGCGGGTGGGCAGGGCCGTGGGGTACTCCGAGCAGCGGTGCCGTCAGGTGGCCGAGGCTGCGCTGGACGTGGTGGACTCCTGGGGCCTCGTCGCCACCATGCAGGGACGGCCGCTCAACACGGTCGAGACGTGGGAGCGTGACCGGCTCAGGGGCGAGAATCATTAGCAGGTCCTAGCAGGTTCTAGCAGGTTCTAGCACGCGCAAGCATGGCATCATTAGCATGTGCCGCATGCCGCGGACACTCCTTCCTTGCCTTTGGGGCCGGCCCTCGTGGTCGGCCCCTGCCTGTGTCTGGGGGACGTGATGGCGAAGCCCAACCCGCGCAAGGCCAACGGCACGAGGCGCAGGAGGATACGCGCGAGATGGAAGGCCATCGGCGCGCCGTGCGCGCTGTGCGGCAGGCCCATCGACTACAGCCTGGGCATGGTGGTCGACAGGAGGACGGGCAGGAGGCGCCCGCATCCCATGAGCTTCGTCGTGGACGAGATCGTCCCGGTGAGCCGGGGCGGCGACCCGCTCGACTTCCGCAACACGCAGCCGGCGCACTGGATCTGCAACGCGCGCAGGGGAGACGGCCGCAAGGGCAAGCAGTGGGGCGCACGGCCGGGCATCGCCACGACCGACGAGCTGCCGCTGCCGCAGCCGTGGGGCCTGTGGGACGACGAGAGCCGTCCTGACGGCCTCGATGACGAAGGACGAGCGAGGGGAAGGGGCGAGCGCGCGGGGGCGTGAGACGTGACCTCGCTCGCTCTCGCGCGGGGGTGGGGGCACCCCCTCCCCCCCCTCCCCCCGGCCCTCCCGGAGGCATAGGGCCGATTTCTGAGGGTGTTTTTTCCACCAATGGAGGTGAGCGCCATGGGAAAGCTCCTAGACGCGGTTCAAAGCGGCGACAAGCGCGATATGCTGATTGCCCTGCGCGACTCGATTGCCTCCACGATTGACAACACGGTATCGGGCCGGGACGTGGCGGCGCTGTCTAAACGTCTCATGGAGGTCTACGACACCATTGAGTCCATGCCGAGTCCTGATGACGAAACCAATCCCGTCGATGAGTTGGCGGAGATGATTGCCGAGTACGACGATTACGAAGACCCACGCTTTGATGATGAAGACGGGGGTTAGGCTTGGCTCTCAGGAGCCTACGTTCAAGGCAATTGGAGACTACCATCACACGTTCGGGCCAAACGTGGTCAGAATGTTCAACGGTTGGGGCGTTCGGTTCTACCCCTGCCAGGAGTACGAGCTTGACCTGTTCCTCGCGCGCGACAGGCGAAACAGGTTCGCGTGCCGCACCATCTGCATCACCAAGCCACGCCAGAACGGCAAGAGCTTCGGCGTGCGCTTCTACGCGGTAACGTGCGCAGCTGTCGAGGGCAGACACGTTTTGTTCACGGCACATCGCGGCAAGACGGTGCGCAAGATGTTCAAGTTCATACGCATGTTCATACTCAACACGCCTGATTTGGCAGAAAAGCTATTGCCCGGGTCTGACGGCATCTGCAAGGGCGCTGGTTCCGAGGGCATCTACTTCGCCAACGGCGGCATGATCGAGTTCGCGACCAGAACCGAAGGCGGCGCACGCGGCGAGACCTACGACATCATCATCTTCGATGAGGCGCAGGAGCTCACCGACGAGCAGTACGACGCGGTCGTGCCCACGACCATCGCGTCCGAGTCGGGAGACCCGCAGAAGATCTATCTGGGAACCCCGCCGGGCCCGAAGTGCGCCGGCACCGTGTTCCGCGGGCTTCACGACAAGGCCCACTCCGGCAGTGCGGAGGGCATCTGGTGGGTCGAGTGGGCGGCAATGAGCATCCCCGACATGAGCGACCACATGGCCGTGCTCGAGCTCGTGTATGCCACCAACCCAGCGATGGGCTACCGCATAGAGGAAGACGTCATGCTCGACGCGATCCGAACGGCGACCTCGCCTGACGGCTTCGCGCGCGAGTTCCTGGGCTGGTGGGTAGACCTCGGCGTGAACGTCAACGCGGTAATCACGCAGGCCGAGTGGAGCGCCTGCGTCGAGACCAACCCGAGCAGGGAGGGAGACGTCACCTACGCGGTGCGCTTCTCGCCTGACGGGAAGACGGCGGCGCTCGCCGCCTGCCACTACAAGCAGGGGGGCGTGCCTTTCGTCTACGTCGTCAGCTCGCGCTCGCTGGCACATGGCATCGGCTGGTTCGTGGACACGCTCGCCACGTGCTGGGAGCAGGCGAAGCTCATCGTGATCGACGGGCAGGCCAACGCCCAGACGCTCTATGACAGGCTCGTGGGGGCGGGCGTGAAGAAGAAGGCGCTCAGGCTGGCGAAGTCAACGGACGCCACGAGCGCCTACTCGGGGTTCCTCAACGCGGTTCGCGAGGGCCACGTCACGCACTACGGACAACCTGCGCTCGACAAGAGCGCCACGGGAAGCGAGAGGCGCCTGATGGGCAAGTCGGGCGGCTGGGGCTTCGAGAGCACCAACACGGCAGACGCGACGCTCATCGAGTCGTGCTGCTGGGCGCACTGGGGCGCCACGACAAGCAAGAGGAAGCCCGGGAGAAGGGTGGTGGTCAGGTGATCACGATTTCCGGACAGGTGGCGGCGGCCAGCGGCCTGCGCGGCGAGGACAGAATGCTCGTCTACAGGCTGTGCGAGGCGTGGCGCAAGCACTACGGCCGCAACGTCCTGCGGCACCAGTACTACACGATGCACAACAGGCTCAAGGACCTAGGCATATCGGTGCCGCCACAGCTCAAGAATCTCAACGCGGCGTGCGGCTGGGCCAAGAAGTGCGTGGACGTGATGATAGAGCACTCGAAGTTCGACGGGTTCACCGCGGCAGACGGTGACGTGCAGGCCGAGATCGACCGCATTTCGCGCAGGAACAGGTTCCGCACGCTGTATCGCAGGGCGTCCACCAGCGCGCTTGAGCAGTGCTTCAACCTCTACTTCACGTCGAAGGACGACGCGGGGGGCGCCCGCGTGAGCGCATACCCCGCGAGCGTCTGCGGCGCGACGTGGGACGACGCGAACGACTGCCTGGAGGCGGCGCTGTTCGTGGTGTCGACCAGGGAGAGCAAGATCGGGTTCTACCGCGAGCCTGACTGGGTGAACGTCGTCACGGCGGAGTACCTCGTCCGAATCCGCCTGGGCGATGACGGCAGATGGGTCGCGACCTACGAGGCGCACGGCCTTGGACGGGTGCCGGCGTTCCTCGCCGCCTACGAACCCACGCTGGACAGGCCGTTCGGCACGTCCCGCATCACGCGCGAGGTCATGGGCTACATCGACAGTGCCGTGCGCGCCAACGTCAACGAGGAGATAGCCGCGGCGTTCGCCGTGAGCACCCAGAAGTACCTACTCGGGACGGCCGGTGACCCGTTCGAGGACGTGAGCAGGTGGGACACCTTCATCGGCTCCGTCTTCAACATCGACTTCAACAGCGACGACGAGGTCATGCCGCAGTTCGGGCAGCTTCCGCAACCGTCGATGCAGCCCCTGTCAGACCACTGGCGACTGCTCTGCGGACGCATGAGCGCCGCGACTGGCATCCACGTCTCGCAATTCGGGCAGGTCCACGACAACCCCGCGTCGAGTGACGCCATATACCAGGAGAACGAGCCGCTCATCCTCAAGGTCATCGACTGGAACGAGGACGTGTCGGACGTGCTCGTTGACGTGGCGACGGCCCTCGTGGCCACGGAGCGCGGCCTGACGTTTGACGAGGCGGACAGGCTCGGGCTCGGGCTGGAGGCGCGCTTCCGCAACCCCGCCATGCCGACACTGGCGCAGCAGACCGACTCCAGCGTGAAGATCGCATCCGTCGTGGAGGGATTCGCGCGCACGGAGACGTTCTGGGAGATGAACGGCTTCGGCAAGGAGGAGCGCGACCGAATCCTCCGACAGCTCGAGGACGTGAGGACCAGGGAGGCGTCAGATGCCCTCGTGGCCAGCATCTTCGGCGGCGAGAAGGACGACACCCGAAGGGGGCTGAGCGATGGAGGTGCCGCGTAGGGTTCTCGACGGCTACGACGAGGCGGTAAACGCTTCGGTCGCGGCCATACAGGACGAGCTCAGGGCGTCGCTCTCGCTCATCGACTACTCGGCCCCCATCGAGCAGATACGCACGGAGGTCGTGGCGCTCATGGACGCCTACTGCGGCGCGGCCGCAGACGTGGGCGCGCGCCTGTCCTCGGAGTTCTACAACGGGCTGCGGCAGATGGTGACGGGCGGCACGTCCGCACTCTCCCTGCAGACGGGCAGGAACCCGCAGGCCACCGAGCGCGCCGTGAGGGCGTTCGTGGACAAGCTGCTCGACGCGGACGCTGACGACCCCGTGGCCGAGTTCACGGACCTGCTCATGGAGCGCGTCGAGTACGAGGCGAAGCGGGCGATAGCGTTCAACACCATCGACAACGCGAGCCGAGACCCTGACCAACCGAGGTTCGCGCGCGTGCCGCAGGGCGAGAAGACGTGTGACTTCTGCCTGATGCTCGCAAGCCGAGGCCCCGTCTACCTCACCGAGGAGAGCGCTGGCGCCTTCACGAAGTTCCACGCGCACTGCGACTGCAAGGTGGTGCCCTTCTGGGACTCCGTCGCAAACGGCACCAGCAGGCGGCGCAGCGTGAACATGAGCGTCGAGGGATACGACCCAGACGCGCTCTACGACGAGTACCAGAGACTCATGGAAGACCCGACATCCACGTTCGCGGACCGCATGGCCAGGGGAGCCGAGGTTGCCAAGGCCAGACGGAAGGCGGAGAAGGCATAGGGACCAACCCACCAAACACGCATCATTAGCCCGCTACGGAGGCGAAGCGGCCTGTAAAGCCGCCGGACTTGGTCCCCGCGATGTTCGACTCATCGATGATGCACCACTGCCGAATCAGGCCCCGAGAGGGGCCTTTTTCATAGGGAAACCGCCCGAAACGGGCAAAGGAAGCGCCGCAACGGCGCGGAGAAGGAGGACATGATGGCAAACGACCAGAACCAGCAGCAGGAGCCGAAGGAGCCCGCAACGGGTGACGGCGGCACCGACTACAAGGCCCTCTACGAGCAGGCCCAGAAGCAGCTCGAGGAGGCGCAGGCCGATGCCGAGCGATGGAAGAGCCAGAGCCGCAAGCAGGAGAGCAGGGCCAAGTCCAACGCCAGCGCGGCGAAGGATCTGGACGAGGCAACCACGCAGATTGCGGACCTCACCCAAAGGATTGCGGCCATCGAGAGCGAGAACGAGGCGCTGAAGGCCAGTGCCGCACGCGCCGAAATCGTGTCGAAGGTGGCCAAGGCAACAGGCGTGGCAGAGGCGATAGTGTCCTCCCTCGCCGCAACCGACGAGAAGGGGCTGACCGATGCCGCAACGGCAATCGCGGAAGCCTACAGGACGCCGGGCGGCGCGCCACACGTACCGGAAGCAGGGACGTTCCCCAAGGACGACGAAGGGGTCACAGACGGCTCCGACTGGCTCAGGGACGCCCTGACGAACAAGTAAGGAGGCAGAGATGCCCGTCAACGTACTCGGTCGTTCCGACCTCGCACCGCAGATGATTCCCGACCAAGAGGTGACCCAGATCCTGCAGATGGCACCCCAGCAGTCGGTCATGCTCTCTCACGCCAAGCGCGTGACCATGAGCTCCAAGAAGTACAAGCAACCCGTGCTCAACACCCTGCCCGCGGCCTACTGGGTCGACGGCGACGACGGCCTCAAGCAGACCACCAAGGCGGACTGGGGAAACCTCACCATAACGGCAGAGGAACTCGCCGCAATCGTCATCATCCCCGACTCCGTGGTGGAGGACTCCAAGATCAATCTCTGGAGCGAGGTGCGCCCGCTCATCGCCGAGGCCATCGGCCTCAAGGTGGACGCCGCTGCCATCTTCGGAGACGACAAGCCCGCATCCTGGCCCACCGAAATCGCCACTGCCGCTGCCGCGGCAGGCAACGTCGTGCAGCGCGGCACGGGCGATGACATCGGCGTGGACGTGGCGGCGCTCGGCGCGCTCGTGGCCAAGCAGGGCTACGGAATCAACGGATTCATCACCAAGCCCGGCATGCAGTGGGAGCTCGTGGGCCTGCGCGACGGAGATGGCACCCCGATCTACACCCCGCTCGCCGGATCCACGGCCCACGGCCTCTACGGCTTCGAGCTCAACGAGGTCATGAACGGCTCGTGGGACGACACCGTGGCCGAGCTCATCGCACTCGACTGGACCAAGCAGCTCATCGGCATCCGTCGAGACGTGACCTACGAGATCTTCTCCGAGGGCGTCATCTCCGACGACGACGGCAAGGTGCTGTTCAATCTGATGCAGCAGGACTCCAAGGCGCTGCGCGTCACCTTCCGCGTCGGCTACCAGGTCGCCAAGCCCAAGACTCGCGTCCAGGGCGCAGACGCCTACCCCGGCGGCATCATCACGCCTGCCTAAGGAGGGCTGAGCCATGGCCTTTGCAGCAGTCACGGACATCGAGGCCAGATGGCGCCCACTAACCGTCGAGGAGCAGGCGAAGGCCACGGCATTGCTCGAGGATGCCGCCGTCGTGCTCTCGGGCATGGTCGACGTGGACCCCGAGGACACGGAGCAGGCGGCAAAGCTCAGGTTCGTGAGCTGCAACATGGTCATACGCGCCATGGTGGCGGGCGCATCCGAGGCGTTCGGCGTCGAGGAGCTGTCGGCCACCATGGGGCCGTTCGGCCAGACGGCGCGCTTCGCGAACCCCAGCGGCGACCTCTACCTCACGAAGCTGGATAAGAAGACGCTCGGCATCGGCGGATGCAGGGGACGCGTCCTCTACCCGAGCTACGGGGAGGGGGACGACGATGATTAGCCTCCCCATGCCCTTCTGGGCGGTGCCGTGCAAGATATGGCTCCCGACTCAGGGCGAGGAGGACGCCTGGGGCAACGCCGACGACACCTACGCCGACGAGGCCGACATCGAGACCTCGTGCTGCTACTCGCCGGGACAGGCGAAGAAACCCGACACCGAGAACGACATCGAGGACGGCAGGCCGCACGGCGCTCGCGTGGCCATGACGTTCTACCTGCCCAAGACGCTGGACGCCGACCTGCGAGACGCGCTCATCGAGTGCTACCCGCCAGACGACTCACACCTATCGGGCAAGCGGTTCAAGGTCGTGGGGGAGCCGTACAGCTACCCCCGCGCCAACACGCCCGGCAACTACAGCTGGTGCGTGGAGGCGGTGGCCTACCTTGGCTAGCGGATTCAGGCCCAATCGCAAGGGCTACCTCGAAGTGCTCAACGGCGGCGAGGCTTATCGCCGATGCGACAGGAAGGGCGCGGAGATCTGCGCCGCAATAAACGCAGCATCTGGCGGCGGATACGCCTCAGACACCATCTACGGCAAGAATCGCGTGCATACGCGAGTCAAGACTACAGACACCAAGTCATTCTTCAGGGAGCGCCACCACAGGACGCTTGCGCTGTGGGCGCACAGGAAAGCAACGTCGTAAGGAGGCCCCATGGACCCCATAGGACTCGCGGTAGACATCCTCAAGGAATCCCTCGATGCGGAGGTTTCGACCGAGATTCCCAAGGACAGGCAAGCCCGCTACGTCATGGTCGGTCTCGACGGGGACGAATCGACGCCCTTCCTGCTCCGGCCGAGGCTCGCGCTCACCTGCTGGGGCTCGTCCGACCGTGACGCCTTCTCGCTCGCCATATCGGCGGCGGAGGCACTGCGCGACGCGGCGATGGACCACCCATACCTGAGCTCGGCCGACCTCGAGACCATGAGCCGCGAGGAATGGTCGCGCACGGGCCAGTCGCGCTATCTGGCAATCATCACTCTGACAATCAACGTCGACTAGGAGGCTGCTTATGGCAGTTTTGAACAACAAGGAGAACGTCAGCACGACGCGCGGCGTGAAGGGTGGCTACTTCTTCTCGGCCGCAATCGGCACCGCTGGCGCGCCCACCAAGTCAACCTACAAGACCTGGGCGCAGAACATCCCCACCGGGTGGGAGAACCAGGGATACATCCCCGAGGACGGTTTCACCGAGGCCGTCAGCATGGAGTCCGGAGACGCCATCCGAGACATCAACCTCGACACGGTAGACCAGGCCGACGGCACCACCGACGAGACCGTTACCGTGGCATTCATGGAGATGGCAAAGGCGGCGCTCTCCACCCAGTACGGCCACAGCAACGTCACCGACGAGGGCGGCACGCTCGAGGTGCGCCACAACTGGGGAGACGCGGGGGAGCACCGCCAGTACGTGTTCCTGCTCCTGCTCAAGAACGACCGGATCTGGGTCAAGTACATCCCTGACGGCAAGGTGACATCGCTGGGCGACCTCACGGCCAACAAGACCACCGTGGCGCAGCGCGAGGCCACCATCACCTACAACAGCGACGCCGACGGCGTGGGCTGCTACGACTGGATCGAGTCCAACGAGACGGAGGCGCCGAAGCTAGCGACCCTCGCGCTCACCGGCGCGACCCTTGCGCCCGCCTTCGACGCCGACGTGCGCGCCTACACGGCCGCAGACGCGACAGCGGACATCACCGTCACCGCGACCTCTGCGGGAGTCGGCACCGTGGCGATCGAGTGCGGAGGCACCACCTACACATCCGGTGACACCGTGGCGCTCGTGACTGGCGAGAACGTCGTCACCGTCCGCGTGACGGACGCGACGGGTTCTGCCGGTGTCTACACCATCACCGTCACCAAGTCTTAGTGCAAGAAGGAACGTGGCGCCCCAGATCCATGGGGCGCCTTTTTTAGGAGGGGAACAATGCGGACGATTGAGTTCAACGGGGTTTCGGTCGAGTACGACGAGAGGCTCGTCCATAGCTGGAAGTGGCAGAAGAGGCTCGCGAAGAGCGACGGCATGGCCGGGCTGCTCGCCGTTGAGGAGCTGCTGCTCGGCAAGGACGAGGAGGTGGCAGAGGCCATCGGCGACGACGTGGAGACCATGGGCAAGCTGGTCGCGTCAATCATCGATGAGAACAACAAGGCAAAAAACTAGCGTTCCTCGCGATTGCGGCGCGAGATCATCCCGACGAGCTGCTCGCTGACTTCCAGCAGACCTACCGCATCGACCTCTGGGAGCTCGGTCTGGGCACCGAGGCGTTCCCCACCAAGGGACTCTGGCGAATCGCGGCGCTCGCGTACCAACTGCCGCCTGACGGCAGGGTGTGGGCGGCGATAGAGCCGACCAAGGCGCACGGTCAGGCCGTGCGGCTGCTCAGGACCATCGAGCACAACCAGCGCGTGTGGCACTGGGCGCACACCAAGGACGCCAAGGACAAGAACACCGCGCCCGAGCCCGAGCTTCTGCCAGGCGAGCAGGCGGCATACGAGAGGGCCGTGGCCAGTGCCGAGGACAATGCGGCGAGGACGGCCGAGAAGTTGGGCATCGACCTCTAGGAGGTGTGACATGGCGGAGCTTGGCAGCTACTACATCACCATCATGCCCTCGATGAAGGGCTTCACGTCTGCGGTCAACAAGGAGCTGGGAAGCCTTGGCAGCTCGGGCGGCAAGAGCTTCTCGTCCAGCTTCGTGGACGTGGTCAAGGGCAGCGCCATAGGCACCGCCCTTGGCAACCTCGCCATGAAGGCGGGCAGCGCGATAACGGATGGCCTCAAGACTGGCATCGGCCGTCTGGACACGCTCAAGAACTTCCCCAAGGTCATGGAGGGACTTGGCTACTCCACGCAGGAGGCTGACAAGTCAATCAAGATGATCATGGAGCATCTCGACGGCCTGCCGACCTCGACGCAGGACATGGTCACGCTGACCCAAGCAATCTCCGACTCGACGGGTGACCTCGACCTTGCCACGCGCGCGGCGCTCGGCTTCAACGACATGATGCTCGCCAACGGTGCGGGCACCGCCGAGATGGCGAACGCCCAGGGCGTGCTTAACCGTGTCCTCGGCAAGGGCAGCGCGACGGCGCAGCAGTGGCAATCCATCTGCTCCGTCATGCCCGCACAACTCGGGCAGGTGGCCCGGCACATGCTGGGAGCCGAGGCGAGCACCGAGGACCTGCACGCGGCGCTCGAGAACGGCACCGTGAGCTGGAACGACTTCCTCAAGGCCATAGTCGAGCTTGACGAAAAGGGCGAGGGCGCGATGGCCTCGTTCCACGAGCAGGCCATCAACAACTCGGTTGGCATCGGCACTGCGCTCGAGAACATCCCGAACCGCATCGGAGCGGGATGGGCGAAGATTCTCGAAGCCATAGGTCAGCAGGAGATCTCCACCGTCATCAACGACATCAGCTACGGCATACGCGACGCCCTCGGTGGCGTGGCGGACATCATAGAGCGGCTCAAGGAAAAGTTCGCGGACCTCGGCACGTTCGAGAAGCTCCAGACCGTGATAGGTATGCTCGGGGACAAGTTCAAGGGCTTCGCAGACGCCGTGTCAGGTGCCGTGAGCAGGGCAATTCCTGTCATCGCGGACCTCATCGACAGGGGCCTGCAGTGGATCATCGACCACGGAGACTCGATTAGCAACTTCATCGACACCATCGCGGGGGCCTTCGGAAAGGTGGGCGAGGTCGTGGGCGGCGCGCTCTCGTCAGCGATGCCCGTCATCGGCGACCTCGTGGACAAGGCGCTCACGTGGATTCTCGACCACGGCGAGGTGGTCGTGGCGCTGCTCGGCGCCATGGCAGCGAAGATGGCGTTCGAGGGAGTGGCGTCAGGCGCCAAGAACGTCCTCGACATCGCCCACAACTTCGAAACCTTGGCATCGGTGCTGCCGCACCTCGACGGGATTAAGGAGCTGCCGGCACTCTTTAGCTACATCGCAGACCAAGGCGGGCCTCTCGCGGGCCTGTTCGGCAAGCTGAGTACGGGGAGTGGCGGGCTCATGTCCGCCCTCGGCAACATCAAGAGCGTGGTCCCCGGCGTCTCATCGGCGTTAGGGGCGATGGGCGGCAGCGCCAGCGGGCTTGGTAGCACGCTCGCGGCCGTCGCGACGGGCCCGATCGGCATCGCCATAGCGGCAATCGTGGCAATCGGCGCTGCCATCAAGACGCTCTGGGACACCAACGAGGGATTCCGCAACACCGTCACGAACATCTGGAACGGCATCGTCTCGAAGTTTCAGGAGGCAACCGACCGCATAGGGAAGGCGTTCGAGCCCATAGCCAAGGCCATGGGCATCGCGACCGACGAGATGGGCAGCGGGCTTGACACCGTCCTCGCGGTGCTCGGCAAGATCTGGGAGTTCATCTCCAACGCGCTCGGCCCGGGCATCGTCAACTTCATCTCGAACACCGCGACGCTGCTTAAGGGAATCATCGACGTAATCACGGGAATCTTCGAGGTCATCGGCGGCGTAATCAACGGGTTCATGACCGGTGACTGGACGATGTTCACCGACGGACTCAAGTCCATATGGGACGGGTTCATAACCATGCTCTCGGCTCCCTTCCAGGGCGCCATCGATGCCATAAAGTACACGCTCGAGCAGTTCGGCATCAACTGGGACGAGCTGATCGGCGGCATCAAGGCCGCGTGGGACGACTTCATCGGCTTCTGGACCGGACTGTTCGAGAGTGCGAAGACGGGAATCACCGACTTCGTGACGTCAGTCGGCGAGAAGTGGGATGGCCTGAAAAGCGCGGCAGGCACCGTGTTCGGCGGCATCAGGGACGAGATAGGGCGCAACCTGGACGACGCAAAGACCGTGGGCACGTCTGCCGTGAACGTCTTCACGTCGGCCATCACGGGGGATTGGGAGGGCGTGCGCGACAACGCGAAGACCATCTTCGAGACGGTGGACCGCAACATCACCGACCACCTGCAGAGCATGAAGGACTCCGGCATTCCCATCGTCTCGGACCTCGCGTCAGCGGCACTTGACAAGTGGAACTGGCTCAAGACTGACGGAGTCGCCGCGTTCGAGGACCTAGCCCACGGCATCAGCGACAAGCTGGGCGAGGCCAAGCAGTGGGCCGAGGACCGTGCGAACGAGATCAAGGAGTTCTGGGAGGGGCTCCCAGATGAGATCGTCGGCTTCTTCACCGGGCTTGGGGACCGGATCAGCGATGCCATCGGCAACATTCACTTCCCGACACCGCACATCTCGTGGGAGGACGTCGGCATCGGGGGCGTCAACATCCCAATCCCGCACATCGAGTGGTACGCCAAGGGCGGCGTTTTCGACTCCGCCACGCTCATCGGCGTCGGCGAGAAGGGCAGGGAGGCGGCGCTGCCGCTCAACGCCAAGACCTACGGAGAGATTGCCAAGGGCATCAGCGACGAGATGGGCGGCTCCGACGTGGCCGACGAGATTCGGGCCCTGCGCGACGACGTGAGGGCCCTGCAGCTCGTGGTCCAGCTCGACACCGGGGCAGTTGCTGGCGGCGTCTACCCCTACATCGACAGTCGCATGGAGACGCAGAGGAGACGGGAGGCGATGCGGCGATGATAGACCTTGACCTGCATCCCAACTCCGAGTACGCGACCCTCACCGTCAACGCCACGGGCACCGTCCACGACCTGCGAGACTACGGGTTCTTGCTCGCCGACTACACGATACCCGACCCGGAGGCCAAACGCCACGAGGTGAAGGTTCCAGGGCGTGACGGAACGCTCGACTTCACCGAGGCACTCGGCGGTGTCTACTTCGAGAACAGAAACATCGAGCTCGAGCTGAACGGCAACGCGATATCGAGCGAGCACTTCCACCGCAACTGCTCGGCCCTGCGGAACGCTCTCGACGGCAGGGTCTGCAAGCTCACGTTCTCCGACGACCCCAACTACTACTGGCTCGGAAGAGTCGGGGTGGGCGCGGAGCGACTGGGCAGGCACCACATGGCCATCACCGTCTCGCTCGACGCCTACCCCTACAAGCTCGTGATAGACGGCTCGTATGACCCGTGGAGATGGGACCCGTTCTCGTTCGTGGACGGCGTGGTGACGCATCCCGAGGACGTGGTCCTCTCCAACGAGACCAAGACGGTCACGCTGCCGACCGACCCCGCGCGCCAGAAGGTGACGCTGTGGCTCAACAGCGGCTCTTCCGGCTCGGTGCGCGTGCGCACCAGCAAGGAGGACCCGGGCGCCTATCACCTGCTCAGGCTGGGGCGCAACCGCTTCCCCGAGGTCCGCATGGCTTCGGACGAGGAGGTAGTGCTGTACATCACGGGCACGGGCTCGGTCGGCGTCGACTACCGCCGAGGCTCTCTCTAGGGGGTGGCGATGTACTACATCCGCATGGATTTCAACGGCACGGGCGAGTGGACGTGGGTGCACTACCCGGGTGATGACGAGTGCGTGGCGTGGGACAAGAAGCTCAAGCTCGCTCTCAACGACGCCGGGTGCCTCGACCTCACCTACGCGAGAACGAACCCCGTGTGGGGGCGCGTCGTGGCGAGAAGGACGCTCGTGGAGGTTCTCAACGACAAGGAGTCCCTCTTCATCGGCGAGGTCCGAGACATCACGCACGACCGGATGCTCAACGAGTCGGTCTATGCCGTGGGCGCCCTCGCGTGGCTGCAGAACTCTATCCAGGGGCAGGAGCAGTTCAAGAACATCTCCATACGCCAGTTCCTGCAGCGGCTCCTGACAGACCACAACAAGCAGTGCCCAGAGCACCAGTTTCACCTCGGCATCGTGAGCGTGACGGAGCCGAACGCCGATGACGAGACGCTGCTTCGCTACACCAACTACGGCAACACGTGGGCCACCATCAAGGACAGGCTCGTGGACCGCTTCGATGACACCGCCATCCGCATGCGGCGTGACGGCACTGCCTACTACATCGACTACGTCAACGTGCAGGACTACGGCAACGAGTGCGAGCAGGACGTTCGGTTCGGCGAGAACCTGCTGGACTACTCGGACTCGCTCACCACCGACGACATATGCTCTTCGGTGGTCCCGCTCGGCGCAACCATCACCGACGAGGAGGGCAACCCCTCCAAGCTCGGCAACATCATCGAGAAGCGCGTCACCATCGAGAGCGTCAACGGCGGCGTCAACTACGTCGAGAACGCCGAGCTCGTGGAGCGATTCGGCCACGTGAGAACCACGCACACATGGGACGGCGTGAAGACGCCGACCGCGCTCAAGCGCAAGGCCTTGGAATGGATAAGCGACGGGCAATGGGAGCAGCTGAGTCTCAAGGTGCAGGTGGCAGACCTCACCATGGCGGGAGAGGCGTTTGACGCATACAGGGTCGGCGACCGCGCCTACGTGGTCAGTGAGCCATACGGGCTGCGCAAGGTGTACCCAATCCGCTCGCGCACCTACGATTTGGACAACCCCGAGCAGGACGAGCTGAGACTCGGCGCGGACTCGGGCGGTTCGTTCGTCTCGTCTTCGGTGGCATCGTCGGCGCAGACTGCGCTAGAGGCGCAGGACTCGCAGTACGCCATGGGGGACATGCTCTCCAACGCCATCCAGAACGTTACCGCCATGATGACGGGCGCGCGCGGAGGCTACAAGTACACAGAGTACGACGACCAAGGGCGATGGCTAGCCGACTACATCATGGACAGCATGGACAGGGCCACGGCCCAGTACGTCAAGAAGGAAACCGTAGACGGCACCGCTTACAGCACGCACGGCATCGACGGCCCATACGAGTCGGCCATACTCGCCAACGGCATGATCCTGGGCAAGTACATCGAGGCGGGCACCATCACGGCCGAGCAGATTTCGACCGAGTACACCCAGCTCTGGGAGGACGCTGACGAGAACCTGAACCAGTCCGTAACCAAGCTCATCAGCGGTCCTGACGGCATCGAAGCCAAGGTCACGACGCTTCGCGGCGACGTGTTTGGAGACAGTGACCGTGGCGTCACCGGCTTGAAGGCCGACATGGAGGCCGCGATAGCCGTCAACGCGGAAGCAATTAGTCTGACCGTGAAGAAGGACGGCATTCAGTCGGCAATCAACCAGAGCGCCACCCGAATCCTCGTCAACGCGAACAAGTTCGGCTGGACGAGTACCAACAGCTCGCTGAGCACGGATGGCGTGCTCACAGCCCAGAGTGCGGTGCTCAACAAGGCGACCGTCAACGGGACCATCACGACCGTAAGCAGCGACAGCAAGCTCGTCACCAAACTATACAACGGCAACCTTCTTGTCTACTACAACAATAAGCTCATAGGTAAGCTCGGAGCCGTCACCTACAGCACGTCAAGCGGGTCAGGGCGGTCCTTCGACTTATGGGCATCAGACGGCATCTACATCGACTCGAAGATTGTCGTGGCGGAAAACGTCAGTGGCGGCTTCTACGAGGAGTACTACGGCAAGACCGCGACGGTCAACCGCATGAAGTTTGTCAACGGCATCTACGTCGGCGGGGGATAGGAGCGCAAATGACAGGAATCGAATTGCTCAAGGCCGAGCGCGCCATCTACTACGCGGCGCTCAACGTGCTTACCAACGAGGGAATACCGCGCGACGTCTGGCCGCTCGTAATGGACAGTGCGGCAGGCCGCGTCAAGGACGAGTCCCTGACCTACATCAGCATGCAGGCGCTCGCCGCCGAGGACAAGTCACGGCAGACAGACGATGAGAAGGAGGCCAGCGATGGCGAACATCCAGCCAGAGATTGACGATTTCCAGAACGCGGTCTACGGCGAGGAAGTGCGCGGCTCGATGATCTCGCTCGCGCGCAAGCTCAACACGGAGGTGGAGGCGGGCTCTAGCACCATCAACCAGTACACGTCCACCATCACCCAGGCCATCAGCGACGCCAACGACGCGGCAGACGCCGCCAACGACGCCGCCACGGCCGCAAGCGGAGCGGCGGGCTCGGCCAACACGGCAGCGACCGCGGCAAACACCGCGCGCACGAACATCGAGGCCAACGAGGCAGCCCGACAGTCTGCCGAAACCGCGCGCCAGAACGCCGAGCAGGGCAGGGTTGCGGCAGAGCAGGGCCGCGTCACCGCAGAGCAGGGACGCACGGGTGCCGAGACGGCACGCGCGAACGCCGAGACGGCACGCGCGAACGCCGAGGCCCAGCGTCAGGCCAACGAGGCCGCGCGTCAGGGCGCGGAGAACGAGCGCGCCGCAGCCGAGGCCACGCGCTCAGGCCGCGAGACGGCCCGAGTCGCGAACGAGGACCTGCGCATCGCCCAGGAGCGCGACCGCGTGAACGCCGAGACCGAGCGCCAGCGCGCGTTCAACAACATGTCGCAGGCCGTGATTCCTCCCGCGACCACGACCACGCTTGGCGGCGTCGTGGTGGGTGACGGCCTGTCAGTGGATGCCAACGGCAAGATCGACGTCGTGGGCGGCGGAGACATCGAGACGGCCACGCATGCTGCGGCGACCTACGCGACCAAGACCGAGCTCGCGGAGAAGGCCAGCGCGACGCATGTGCATGACGCGAGCGACGTGACGAGCGGAGTGCTCCCCGTGGCTCGCGGTGGCACCGGGTTGGCATCAGCACCGTCGCTGCGGACCAACCTGAGCAGCGAGTCCTCGGTGAGCATCTTCCAGTCGTCATCGACGCCCGGCGTGACCGGCACACTGCCCGTTGCGCACGGCGGCACGGGCGTGACCTCAAATCCCTCCATGCTCACCAATCTCGGCTCCACCACGGCCGACGACGTGCTCAAGGCATCGCCGCGACCGGGCGTCACGGGAACCCTGCCGATTGCCAACGGCGGCACAGGGGCTACCACGGCGGCGAACGCTCGCACGAACCTCGATGCCGCGCAGAGCGACGGAGCGACTGGCACGCTCAAGGACGCCGAGGACGCCATTGACGACCTCACCGAGAGCATCGCTCCCGTGGAGTCCACGACGGCCACGAGCAATCACGCCATCGGCGACTACTTCATGCTCGGCAACGTGCTCATGCGCGCCACGGCAGCCATCGCGACGGGCGAGCAGATAACGACCAGCAACGCCACGCCTGCCACGGTGCAGTCCCAAATCGACGCCCTCCGGGATTCCGTGGGCCAGCTCATTACGAAGGGCATGGAGACCGTTGAGTGGAATACCAAGACCGCTTGGACGTATGTTGGCTTGTCAGTCACAGTCCCCGTCAACAAGCCATTCGAGATCGCGGTGGAGCACGGATTCAACAACTCGGAGCCGAAAGGCGTATGCCTTTCATCATCGTCCACTAGCATGGAAGACTTCCGCGTCGTCAATGGCAGCGCCGGGTACGTTTCACTCGCCGGGATGCTTGCAGTATCAAGGACGTTCTACGTGTGGGCGAAGGCATCGTCTGCAAACGTCACGAACATGGTCCGCATGGGCTACTTCTTTATCAACCAGTAGCGTTCGGCATTCCGTGTCCTACGAGAATGTGAGCGATCATATTCACCGCAACGCATCACTCGTCCCGTCGACCGCGACCGTCTCGCTGTATCGCTCAGGCGGCGTATGCTTTGCCGAGTGCAACAGCAGTGGCGTAAGCCTGCCAGCGGGTTGGAACACGGTCGCAACCGTAGACGAGCCGTACAGGCCCAAACATCGCTACACAGCATTCGGTCTGTACCCGATGGGAACATTGCGTGACACTGCGATAAATACGGACGGCACACTGGCGATTTACGTTGCTGCGGGGACGAACACCGACCTGCGAGTGAAAATCATGTATCTGATTGACGTTGACGGGCTGTAGCTGGTGATATGGCTTCTACGACGTTGGGACCAGCGCATACGTCCTCGTGTACGTGCTTGAGTCCTTGTCGGCGTAGTAAGTGATGTCAACCTTCCTGTTGCTTGCAGTGATGTTGAACCCAATCCGCATCTTGCTGTTGTGGAGCGTGTTGTACAAGATAATCTCGCAACCCTCGCCCCAATCGTTGAAGTACGCCCGCGTGTTCTGGTTCACGGACACGGAATATCACTCGTCGGTCGCATACATAATCGTGCCGCGCACCTGCTTGCCGTTGACAGAGGAATCGACGAATATGTTCAACTGCTTCGAAGTGACCACACTGGCGTCACAGACGATGGGCGTTTGCATGGGTCCTGCGATTTGACCGCGGAAGTACATTGTTTGGTTGGGAGCAAATGGCAAATTGCCATATAGGGTATGCCATCCAGCGGTTATCGAGCTTGGCAAGTTGACGCTGAATGTGATGTACACGAACTTGCCGAAGCGAATCCATTGGCAGTAGTCGTTCGTGCCGTAGTCGCTGATCGAAATCGTTCCCTTAGAGTAGGCCACGGAATCTCACGCCACTAGAACGGGCGTCAGGTGCCGCTCCATCCTGTCCCTTGGCGCGGCCCTCAGCACCGTGTCGGCAAACTTGCGCTGGGCGGCGCGGATGAGGTCCACCGACCTCGTGACA